TACCTGCGATGCAAGCCTTCATGAAAGATGAGTCTTACGCGGCTCCCGAGTGGAAACACGCTCGTGGTATATTTAGCCGCTCCGACGAGTACAAATGTGCTGTCGGACCTATCTTTCATCTTATAGAGAAGGAGCTCTTTAAGCATCCTGCTTTCGTTAAATATGTGCCCGTTGCTGAACGGGCCAAGTACATAATGGAGAGGCTCCACAGGGAGGGCGCGACGTATATTGCTACAGATTATACGACGTTTGAAGCCCTGTTTGTGCGGCGCCTTATGGAAGCATGCGAGTTTCGCTTATACTCGCACATGGTACAACTCCTGCCTGAGGCTAGAGACTTCGACCGGCACATGGACGAAGTACTGGGCGGTGAGAATGTTTGTACGTTCAAATGGTTCATCCTACGCGTTATGGCGACGAGGATGTCTGGAGAGATGTGCACTTCCCTTGGCAATGGCTTTGCCAACCTTATGCTCCTCCTGTTTGCTTCTGAGAAAGCAGGCTGTGAGGTCATACCGTGCGTTGAAGGTGATGATGGAGTAGCCCGTATCGAGAAAGGGCCCCCACCCACCGCAGAATTTTTTGCGCGCTTAGGTCTCATTATAAAGCTTGTGAAGCATACTGAATTGGAGACTGCGTCATTCTGTGGGTTAATATTCGACGTTGAGGAATTGAAAAATGTTGCAGATCCGAAGAAGATATTGGCAACATTCGCGTGGTGCGCGAGCCGCTACGCGAACGCCCGAGGAACAATACTGAAACAGCTCCTTCGCTGTAAAGCGATGAGTCTAGCCTTTCAGTATCCAGGCTGTCCGATAATATCAGCGCTGGCAGAATATGGCTTGAGAGTAACAGAAGGGATCCGCGTCAGCAAGCGACTTCTGGAGGCTCATTGCCAAGATCTGTGGAAATGGTCTGAAACGACCTGTGAATCACTCAACCTTGCTGTAGAGCATGAGTTGGGACGAGGTAGGGGGAAGAGCACACTGGCTGGAGCCTGGGCTCATTCCGCCGAATTGGCTGCACTTTTAGCCACTAAAGTTGGTCTGCGGACTAGGAACTTGGTGGAGAAAGTGTTCTCGATCACTGTGGGGCAGCAACTACAGATCGAGAAATACCTCGCACAAAAGGAAGACTTGACACCTCTGGATATTTCAGTTTTGGACTTTCCGGCAAACTGGAGTTTGTACTATCAGATGTACTGTCTTTCTGTTCACACGGGGGGGAGGATCTCCTACCCCGGCCCGCTTTGGATGAAGCGAGCAGACCACGTCCCGGAGTGGTGATCCGGGTTTGTGGCCTTGCCCACGCGACATGATCCTCGCGTTATAGAAAATTAATCCAGATGTGTATCCATCTGAGCAAAG